ATATTGTCTCCTCCTGATTGTGCTGTTTTTATAAGATCTTTGTCAATTCCTGCTCCAAAAAAGTTAGCTACTTTCATGATTGCGGCAGCAACATTTCCTACTACATCAAATATAAAAGCAAAAACACCTTGAATACTAGCAACAATCGCTTTTATATTAGAAGGCTTACTTAGATAATCTATAGCTCTATCAATTAACGGCATTAAAGGAGAATTGGCTATAAAATTACCAATAGCTTCTTTAATCTTGTCCATGAAGCCAGCAATCTTTTCTTGTGCTGATGCATTAACAAGTGATTGATATGCTTCTTCTCCTGTGATTTTAGCAATCTCTTCTTTTGATTTGCCTTGAGCTTTTAATGCTTCTACTTTTGCTTGAGCATCTTTAAGGTCTTTTGCACCTAGCTTACTCAGCATTTCTTGCTGCTTAAGCATTTCTCCCATTTGATCTCTAGACATGCCAAATGCAGAAGCTAGAGATTCAGCTTGTATACGATTTAACTTCAAGAAGTCTTGAGAAGATCCAATTTGGCTTGTTATTTCTTTAGCCGCTGTAGCAAGGTCGTTATTCAAGAAAGCTTCACGAGCTTTAGTTAAATTAATGTCTTTTCCAGTTAATAGCTGTGCTTCAAACTCTTTTGATATAGATGATTCAAAGTCTAAGAAAGAATCGGCCATTGAATCAAGTTGCTTTAGTTCTAAGCCCATTGACTTAACAGTAACTAATGACTTACTTAATTGTGCAGGGTATTTTGAAAAAGACAAACCTAAATAGCCACCTAAATTAGATGCTTCTTTAAGTATCTTTTGATAGTTAAAGCTAATTCCTGTTGCACTTTGTAAACCTGTAACTTGTGCTAAAACAGATTTAGTTATACCTTCTGATGATTGACCTGTTATTATACTAGACTTGGCTATCTCAGCTCTTGTTTGTGCATCTAGACCTGCTAACTCTTTTAATTTAACATTTGTTTCTAGTATTTCACCAGACAGTATGTTATTAACTCCTAGTTCATTAGTTAGTTCTTTTTGAGACTCGACAAGTCTTTGTATAGTAACTAACGCACTATTAGAGTTAAGTGATATTTTTTGAAAGTTGTTGACTACTCCTTGTGCTTCTTCTTTAGATAGTCCAACAGCACGACCAAACTTAGTAGTTCTATCTTGTGCTTCTAGGCCTAGCTCGACTATTTGCATAAAGCCTTTAACTAAACCTCCTATAGCAGTACCAATTAAAGGGATTGCAGTTAAAGGATCAGTAAACGCTTCTTTTAAACCAGACACGCCTGCTTTTCCTAATGCGTTTAACTTATCTGCAAATGTAAGTTTCTTTTCTTCATCATTAAGCTTTCTGGCTTTTTTTACCATTTCTTCATACGCTTCATTTCCTAAGCCTAACTTTTTAGCAAATAATCCAAGAGCTGCTCCACTATAACCAACTTCTTTTCCAAGCTCTTTTTCTTTCTTTAACTTTTCTTCTCCTATTTTAATTCCTTCTTTAGCTATTCTGTCAGCTTCTCTTAAAGCTATTAATTCCGCCTCTTGAACATCTAAAAGAGATTTGTGTCTTTCATTTAATACTAGAGCCCTATCTAATCTTTTTTCTGCTATTTCTATCCCTGAGATTTCTCCTTTTCGTCTAGCCTCTAGGAGTTTATCTTCAAATGACTTTACTAGGTTTTGAGATTTCAAATAGTTATCTACTCTATTTTTAGAATCTCCTTCTAGCTTCTTTTCTAGATCTGATAATTGTTTAGATGTAATAAACTCTTTTTGTTTAGCTTTAGATAGCTCTTGATTTATTTCTTTAACATTAATACTTGATCTATTGAGAGTTTCTAAACGCGCTTCTATTCTTTCATAAGACCTATCTAAATTCTTAAGTAAATTTATTGATTCTTTAATGGCATCATTAAAGTCTCCCTGCTCTCTCTTAATATCCTTTATATCGGAAACAGTTTGCCTAATTTGGCCTTTATCCGGTCCTGTATTTTGATTCTCGTTAGCCATTTACATTATACTGCTTACGTATAAATATTTACCTTTTGGTTTTTACCTTAGATACAAAGGTAGGCTCTTCTGGCTTTTTCATAAAGTCAGGTAGTTTGATCTTGTTAGGATCAGTTTTTTCGGTAACCTTTTGTTGATTTTGGTTACGCATCTCTTCTACCTTCTCAAGGTATTCGTTGATCTTCTTGAGGTTAAACCTACGTTTTGGCACGTCCATATTCCAGACCTCTGAATAGGTGAATCCACCTCCACCATGATAGGTGAGTTCAAAAACCTCGGTCATGAATGCGGACCTATAGTCCGCTCCCGGGAAAAAAGAACTCGGCTCCCATAGGAAGGGATGTTTGTATCTCTGTCGAGTCTTTTAGAGTAAATGTTACTGTAGTATCAATGTCTGGAGTTACTTCTCCTATATATTTTCTAAGCTCAATCGAGTCTCTAGATAAAAGATACCCTTGATCAATAAAGTCACGAACTGTCTTAACAGAATAGTCACCATTAACTGATGTGATCTGGTGTTTAAGCCTGGTTGACAACATACCGGCTTCTTGGCCTACAACCTTCTTCATACCTTTGATCTCTTCATCGATCTTCTTATCGTCAGTCACTGTTAATACCTTGAACGTCACTTCGTTCTTAGAATGAGGTAGAGTGAAACTAAATTCGTTCTTGTTAGCAAATTTAGACCAATCTAACTCTTTATATTTAAGAGTCTGTAGATCAATCTCTACTTTCTCTTCTTCGTCTGTATTAGGATTAGTATACTTAAAAGTATAGTCCTTACCATAGGCTAGGATTCTTGAAGCTATAAGTAAGCCATTTCTGTCACCTAAGGTTAGGTCTTCGTAGTTGATAGGTGATTTGATTAGGCTCTTGAGCATCTTCTCGATGGCGAGGCCCTGGCGGAGTAGGTTGACATTTGTAAGGATGTCTTCCTCTTTCGCTGTCATGTACTTCATTTCAACTTTACCGGATGATAATGGGTTTTCTTTTGGGTAGATAAGACCTTTACTTGGAAGGTCGATCATTTCTGTAGGTACCGTAAACTTTTGTTCGCTCATAAACTATTGTCTTTTGTATATAAATATACTAATATCAAATTTACCAAAATAAAAAAAGCCCCTAGTACGGGGCCTTTCTTGTTGGAGGTATAAGTAGCGTATTAATAGTTTAACACGCAATAATCCATGCCTATTGACAAAGTCAATTCTGTAGGATCAGATGTTGACCAGTCGTAGCTGCCGAAAGTTGCTTCTTTGATAAAAGCACCTTTGATAATCCACTCACTTACGATATCACCAACAGGGCCTAAGATAGACAAGTTAAGATCTTTCTTGTAGAAGTCAGAGTAGCCGTCACGGCCTGTTACAGATTCGTGGTGTAGACGTACCCACTCAATTACGGCTTGTTGGCCAGATGGAGAAATTGGGTTGTAAAGAGACAAAGTCATATCACGCCACTCGGCTTTACCTTTGATTTTGCGGTAAACATTGATGTGATCTAACTTGATCTCATTTAAAGTAACACCAGGAGCGTCTGCCTTTTTGATCATGTAAGAAGGAATTCCATCTATGTACATGATAAAGCGGTTTGATACTGTAGGTTCAAACGCGGTGAACATTATTTCATTTGGATCCAATACTGGCATCGTATATGTGATTTAGTTTCTTACTATAAATATTCAATAACTAAATTATTGTTCTTCGTCTTCTTTGTGCTTCTTCTCATTAAGGCTCTCTTCCATTTTCTTCATTTTCATTTCTAGCATGTCTTTAGCCTTCTTTAACTCTTCCATTGTTCTTTCTTTCTTTTCAGCAATACCAGTAGTCTGGCTAACTTTGAAAGCAGCACCTTTACTCTTTAGACAGTTAACGATAAGATTGTCTCTGTCTACTTTAGGATTAGACTTCTTTTGTGAGTTAGCATCTTCGATACAAGCTTTAACCACATCTTTTGGTGCATCAACCACTGCTGGGTTGTAGAAGATCTTATCAGAAGCTGCACGAAGCATGTCCATTACACCTTCTTCAACTTGTTCAGTTTCTTGAACTTGTTCTACTTCTTCCATCTTCTTCATGCCGTCTTTTGGAGTTTTCATCTTCTTTTCTTTAACTATCTCCATACCTGCACCAAGATTGTGCTTACCTTTCTTGGCTTCAGATAGTGTTAACTGCTCTTTTACACTCTCGTATAAGTGAGCTGGGACTTTAATTCTAAGTACTGTATTATCGTTCATCTGTTATTTTTTTTATTTTATTGACCAAATGTTGTGCCAGTTGGAAGAATGTTGAAGTCAAGTTGTATAAATTCAGCAGTCTTTGTTGGCTGTATATAAATTGTACCTACTAATTGGTTACGATCTACCACATCTGGTGTATTATTAGTTTCATCCATTACAACTTGGAAGGCATATAAACCTTGACGTTGTTGTACAGACTCAAGATATGGGTTAACTTGGCTTAAGAACTTGTTACGAGTTACTTGAGTGTTTGGTTCGAACACAATTTGTTCACCTAGTTGACCAATAAATGATTTAAGAGCAATCAATAGACGACGTACATTCACACGATCAAGTGCAGATGGCTTTTGTTGAAGTGTCTTCTGACCATAGATAACTGTACCTACGCCTGGGAAAGTAGCAATTGGATTAACTTTTCCTTGATAAAGAAGGTTACGATCGTTTACACCAATCTTTCTTTCTGGTTGTAGCACTGTAGAAAGTGAACCACGGTTAAGACCTGCTGGAGCAAACCACTCTGCAGAAACTTTGTCATTATATTCGTAAACTGCTGGTACTAATGTAGAAGCTGGAACAAAGTTAACTCTACCGGTTTCACGAGAACGAATTTGTACCCATGGCCAGTAAGTTGCGCCGTAGCTATTATCATAAGATACAGCTTCATTAATTACTGTATTTAGTTGTTGTCCGTATCCAACCATGTCAACTACAGCGATATTATCACCACGATCTTGAGCTAAAAGTAAAAGACTAGATATTTGAGAAGATGCATTCTTACTAGTTAAACCTGGTGCATAAATAACATTAAAGTCATATGCGTCTTTATTCTCAAGAAGATTGATAGCAATATTATAGTCAGCTGGGTGTATACCTTGAATATTAGTAGACGGTGTTGCTACTACAGAAGCTACATTAGGGATACTTTCAAACATGTTTACTGCCGCTTTTCCAAAAGATCCAAAGATTGCACCTGTAGCACCACCGAAAGATCCATGATAAGAACCAGATCCAAGAGCCGGCATAGAACCAGTATATACATTTTGAGCTACACCTAATTGATTAAAGTAACTAGGAGTTGGCTGTACTACAGAAGATACACGTACATATAAGCTATTATTTTGATAAGAACCTGTAGTTTGTAAGTAATAATCTCCAGTTGAGTCTAGACGAACAGTTTGAGTTTGATCTCCTATTACATAAGCAACATAGTTATTCTGATTAGGATCTAAAGACATATTAGTCCAAGATTCTAAGATAGTTTTGCTATTATTATAGTCATCACCACGACGGATAACTAGACTGAATACGCCAGATCCAGTATCTACACCTGTAACTTCCCAACGAACGTTAGCTGCAGAACCTGAAGGAAGTGATCCATTAGAACCTGAAGCAAATGCACCTGATGCACCAGAAGCAAAGTTGTTCATTATTGTACCTACAGACAAAGTTTCTAAGGTAAATGATGCTGTTCCATTAAGACCTACTACAGATGCTGTGGCAGGAGTGTAAGAACCAGAGGCTACACGAGTAACCAATAAGGATTCTCCTCCTTGTTCAAAATAGTTAAGTGCAGCAATAGAAGTTAAATATTCAAAATTAGCACCACCAGATACGAACGCAGCACCAAAAATAGCTTTGTACTGTGAGTATGATGTTACTAATGTAGGAATATTAACTAAACCAATTACTGTAGGACCTATGAGAGCAGCACCGGCTGCAACAGGTCCTGCGGTTATTTGTGATAGATCGTTTTCATTTAAGAAAACTCCTGGGCTAAGAAGTGTTTCGGCCATTTATATGATTTTTATCTAGTAATAAATATCAAAACTTTTTTGAAACACTTTATTGAAATTCTCCTGTCTCGATATTTATGGAGACTGTGCCGTATTTTTCCTTGAGTTCATCTAAGATCTTGGCCTCTCTTTGTTTGATATCCATGATCTTCTTTTTCTCTTCATCAATCAAAAGATCAATAGTCATTTTTTGATAACTAAGTTCACCTAGAGTGGAAGCAACTTCTATTGCATCTCTTTTTATCAGTTGAACTAATTGAAGTTCTGTGTCATTAAGTTTTCCCATAACAATTCTTATTATAAATATGTAAAATGGCCCTCTATTTAAAGAGAGCCATTGTTGTCTATATTAAAGAATAAAATACAATTACTGTACTAGTTTATAAAATTGAGTATAGTTAAACTCTGAGTAAGCACCTTCTAGGTCTTCTTTAGTAAAAGGTTCGAAATCAAACTCTTTCTCTTCTTGAAGTACTTGTTGAAACTCTTGTTGAAACTCTAAAAACTTAGGGTTGTCTTCTCTAGATACAATTTCGCCTTCTTCATTAGTCTGTACGTTGATAAACGGAGTTAGTAAAGTAGTTCCGTCTTCTTGTTTGTCACCGTGCTTGTCAACTAGCTCACTTCTCCTAGAATTAATAGCTTCTACTTCTACGTTTACTTTAGTAAGTAGATCAGCTACTTTCATCTTTGTAGTAAGCTTAATAGTCTCGTTGATAAGACCTCTGATAATAAGCTGGTTAGCTTGTTGATTAAATGCTCCGTTGATCTCGGTTTGTAGACTATATAAGTCTAATAGTTTAAGTGTAACTGTTGCCATATTAGGTGTTTATTATTTTGTAACTTTCTTTTTAGTGGTAGCCTTCTTAACTTTTTTAGTTACTTCTTTTACTTCCTTGGCAGCATCTTCTAGAGCGTCAGGGATGTTATTACCGTCAGCATCTTTGATCTTACCTTTCTTCATTAGGATAAAAGTTGCTGTGATAGCAATTGCACAAATGATAAGTAATAGTTTCATATCTAACTGTTTATTTATAAATATACAAGAATTGATGAAAAACGCTAGTCTTACTTAAGGCCGTACTTGATCCATTTGTACCAGATCCTTTCATGGATATAGTACTGGATTGGCTTATAGACTAACTCTGCTATACCGAAAGCAGCT